GTCCGCTTCAACCGGCGTTATCCTTCCGCCAACCGAAGCCGGCGCTATGGTTGGTATCCGCAATGATAGCGGTCAGACCATCACCATCTACCCAAAGTCTGGCTCAACCATCAATGCCGGCGCATCCACCCTTAGCCTTGCTACTGCTAAAACCGTTCTCCTCTTTTCGCCCAGCGCGACTACCTGGGCTTCTGTTTTGACCGCCTAAAAAGGGACCACCCATGCCTCTTGATAGTGATGTTTCTAATGCAGATGCACAACTTCATGTTGAATTTTTTGAATTTGATAAGGCCCCTTACAAGGGGCAACCGTTTGTACGAATTATAACACCCGGAGACAAAACTAACATAGTTGAGCAGCGCGTCGTGGAACACCACAAGGCTCGTTTCTCGCGTCAATGGCTTTACTACCAAATGCGTAACAATGAGGGACCGGAACTTGGCACCCTGTTGGAAACTTGGCATGAGGACGCTTCTGAAGAACTGAACGACTACCAAATGGCTGAATTGCAAATTCTAAAGTTTCGCACCGTTGAACAGGTTGCGACGGCTTCAGATTCGCAGCTTCAAAAGGTTGGCATGGGCGCTGCGGCGCTTCGTGAGCGGGCTAAAGCATATCTTAACCGCAAAAACAGTTCTGCTTTTTCAGACGAACTTTCCAATACGCGAAAAGAGCTTGATGAGCTAAAAGCTAAAATGTCTCAGCTTATGGATGAGCGTAGGCCGGGACGGCCAAGGAAAGAAGTCATAGATGTCCAGCACCATGCTGCAGTTAGTGACGCAAGTCACGAATGAGCTAGGCGTTCCAACTCCCACTTTTGTAGCTGGGAATGCCAACCAAGACGTAATTCAGATCCTGGCGCTCATGAACGCCAGCGGTTACGAATTGCTGCGGAAAGCTGACTGGCGCGAACTTACCATACCGTACAGCTTCTTTACGGACTACGTTACTACGACCGGAGACTACACGACCACCACGCTTACCATTACCAACATCCCGTCCACTGCCGGCTTGGACACTACATACATGGTCGTTGGTACGGGCTTTCCAAATGCCACGTTTATCACCAGCGTTGATTCTGGCACGCAAGTCACAGTCTCAACCTATTCAGCCAGCGCCGTGACCGCCGGCACGATCTATTTCCAGAAGGTCAAATACGACCTGCCTAGCGACTACGATAGCATTGTGCCGCGTACGCAGTGGGACAAGAGCAAACACTGGGAAATGCTCGGACCGGAAAGCGCCCAGCAATGGGAATGGCTTCTCAGCGGATACATATCCACCGGACCGCGTATCCGTTGGCGCTTGCTAGGCAGCTATTTCCAAATTTGGCCTGGTTATTCAAGTAACGAAAATCTTGGCTTTGAGTACCGCAGCAAGGGGTGGGCTAGATCCTCCGCTAACGCAGTGCAGAACAGCATGACTGTTGACACTGACACCTGCATTTACCCTGACCGCGTTATGGTCCTTATGACAAAGCTGAAATATTTCCAAGCTAAGGGCTTTGATACGACGGCTCTGTATCGTGATTATCTGACCGAATTTGATACGTCAGTGGCGCAGGACACTTCTTCAGCCAACCTGTCGTTTGCTCCGCGTCCGGGTAATGTTTTGATTGGCTACGACAACATCCCGGATAGCGGCTATGGCAGTTAATACGCGGTCTTTGGTTCAAGGAAACGCTGCCCAAGTTGAATCTCTACCGGCTCCTTTGGGCGGGTGGAACGCTAGGGATAGCTACGCCAACATGGACCCTATGGATGCGGTCACGTTGGAAAATATGTTTCCAACTGTTTCCAATGTCACCCTCCGCGGCGGCTATTCAAAATGGGCTACGGGCCTAGACGGTCAAGTTCAAAGTCTGCTTGTTTATTCCGGCGGTGCCACAAATGAAGCGTTTGCCATCACTGAAACAAGCAAGCTTTATGACGTAACCTCTGAAGGCGCTGTTGGCTCTCCGGTCCTATCAAGCCTTGGAAACGGTAAATGGGAATACGTTAACATCACGACTTCCGGCGGCAGCTTTTTGTATGCCACCAACGGCGTTAACGCTCCCCTCCTTTATGACGGAACCAGCTGGACTTCAATTACGGGCATATCTTCACCAATCGCCATTACAGGCGTTACAACGACCAGCCTAATCAATGTGCTGCTGTTTAAGAACCGCATTTGGTTCATTCAAAAAGACACGTTGAAGGCTTGGTATCTGCCGACATCCTCAGTTGGTGGTGCGGCTCAATTTCTAGATCTAAGTTCTGTCTGTAGGTACGGCGGTTACCTAGTTGATTTTGACACCTGGACCATTGACGGCGGCTTTGGCGTTGATGACATGCTGGCATTTATTACCAGCAATGGCGAGGTTGTGGTCTATCGCGGCACAGACCCCGCTAGCGCCTCCACATGGGCGCTGACAGGCGTTTGGAAATTTGGTTCACCCATTGGCAACCGAGCCATGCTTAAGTATGGGGGCGACCTTCTGGTGCTTACCTATGATGGTCTGCTGCCTATGTCTCAGGCCATGCAAAGCGACCGCTTAGACTCTCGCGTGGCTTTGTCCGATAAGATTCAAGGCGCAATTGCTGCTGCCACAGCAACCTATAGCAGCACATCTGTCGGCTGGCAGTTGGTTTATTCCGCCAAGAACAATGCCATAATCATTAACGTGCCTGTGGCTGTTGGTCAGCAGCAGCAATACGTTATGAACACCATTACAAAGTCATGGTGCAATTTCACTGGTTGGAATGCAAATTGCTGGGCCAACTACGAAGACGATCTTTATTTTGGCAGCAATGGCTATGTTGCTAAGGCATGGAACGACACCTACGCCGATGACGGGGCCAACATCGTTACCAACACGATCCAGGCGTTTAATTACATGGGATCGCGGGGCGTCAAAAAGTACTTTACCCGCGCCAGACCCAACATCTTTACCAACGGCCAGCCTGGCATTTTTGTTGGCGCTAACATCGACTTTAACATTCTGAACAATTCTGCACCGTTGACTTATACGGCATCAGTTTATGGCGTTTGGGATACGGGGGTTTGGGATACGGCCTTGTGGGGCAGTGATCTGGACATTACGAACAACTGGCTTGGCATAACTGGCATTGGCTACTGTATCGGTCTTCAGGTCAAAACCGCTAGCTCATTGCTTCAGGTTGAATGGGCGGCAACAGATTTGGTGTATCAAACCGGATGGGCTGGCGTATAGATAGCAACGTTTCTGTTGGGAACTGGGTGGCTGAAAAGCTTGAAACTGGGTTCTTTGCAGAACGTTCTGAGGCGATTGGACTTTTTAAAGACGACAAAATTGTCGCGGGAGTTATTTACGAAAAGTGGAACGGCAAATCCATAGTATGCCATATTGTTATAGAAGGGCGGATTACACCGTCATTTATAAAAGCAATATGCAATTACGCTTTTCGGGTATGTAAAGTCGATAAAGTCATAGGTCCGGTGTACTCTGATAACGAAAAAAGCATCCGGTTTGTTAAAAACATGGGATTTGTCGAAGAAGCTAGGCTTAGTGATTGTCAACCAAATGGTGATATAATTCTCTTTGCGTTAAAGCGGGCGGATTGCAGGTTTTTAGGAGATCTTTATGGGACTGAAAACACCGAAGCCACCAGCGCCAACTGATTTTACTGGTGCGGCAAGGGATCAGGGCGCTGCCAACTTAACGGCGGCTCAGCAAACGACGGCCCTTACCAATCCCAACCAAGTTGGTCCTTACGGCAGTCAGAATGTTACATACGCCCCCGACGCCCAGGGGAATATGCAGCCAACCGTCACGCAGACGCTCAATCCAGATGCTCAGAAAGCGCTTACTTCCCAGCAAAAAACCCAAGCTAACTTGGCTGGAATGGGGGAAAGCCTAAGCGGTCAACTTGGTGGACAATATTCTCAACCGTTTCAGTCTAGCGCTCCCGGCATTCAAACGTCATTAGGAAACCAATATAGTCCCCAGGCTAGCCCTATGGCTATGGCTGGTGGTTCTCCCCCTCGCGGCCAAGCCATAAATTACGGCCCTGGCGGTGGTGAATTTGGTCTAGCTGGTGGTGGACCTGCTGGTGATGCGTTTGGCTTAGCCGGCAGCATTGACGCAGAAAAATACGGTTTATCGAGGCAAGAGCTTGATTTGTCTGGCGTAGCCAAAATGCCGGTTAATGCCGGCATGACGGGTCAGCAAGCTATTATGGCTAGGCTTCAACCGCAGATTCAGCAACAGGAAGCTGCCACAGCGCAACAGCTTGCCAACCAAGGCATTACGCCAGGCAGTGAAGCCTATAACAATGCCATGCGTACCCAAAGCCAGCAA